CTGGACAACTTGGATAGCTTCTCAGACGAAGAAATAGCCGAGATAGACAAGCTAGTAGAAGAGCTAGGGATACGTAAGCGTAACAAGACCGCCTACGATGACCTCATAGAGTTCTGCAAGCGGATGCAGCCTGACTATATTGTGGGGCGTCACCACCGCATACTTGCTGATTTGCTTATGGCAATTGAGGCGGGAGATGAGGATCGTATCTGTGTCAACATACCCCCACGTCACGGCAAGTCTCAGCTAGTATCTATATACTTCCCCGCATGGTTCTTAGGGCGTAATCCCAAAAAGAAGGTTATGATGGTGTCTCACACCACAGACCTCGCTGTGGACTTCGGGCGTAAGGTACGTAACCTCATCTCCCTAGATGACTTTAAAGATATATTCCCCACAGTTAAACTAGCGGTAGATAGTAAGTCTGCGGGACGGTGGAATACGAATTTCGGTGGTGAGTATTATGCGTGTGGTGTTGGCTCTGCTCTTGCTGGTCGGGGTGCTGACCTCTTGCTCATTGACGATCCCCACTCAGAACAAGACGTTATCAACGGCAACTTCTCTGTGTTTGAGAGAGCATACGAGTGGTACACCTTTGGTGCGCGTACTCGTCTCATGCCGGGAGGTTCAGTAGCAATAATACAAACGCGCTGGCATATGGATGATCTTACAGGCCGCGTAACCTCTGATATGGTAAAGAACGAGAAGTCCGATCAGTTCCAGATTATAGAGTTCCCCGCCATCCTAGACTCCGAAGATGATGACGGTAAGCCGATACAGAAACCCCTGTGGCCTGAGTTCTTTGACTTAGAGGCGCTTCTACGCACGAAGTCATCTATGCCTTCATTTCAGTGGAACGCACAGTACCAGCAGACACCTACAGCAGAAGAAGCGTCCATCATAAAACGTGAGTGGTGGCGCATATGGGCTGACGATGATCCGCCCGACTGTGAGTATATTATAATGTCACTTGATGCTGCAGCCGAGAAACACAACCGCGCTGACTATACATCGCTGACAACGTGGGGGGTGTTCTTTAACGAAGAAGAGGAGATGCACAACCTCATCCTGCTGAACGCTATAAAAGAGCGAATGGAGTTTCCAGAGTTAAAAGAGTTGGCTGTACGGGAGTACCATGATTGGGAGCCAGACGCGTTCATCGTGGAAAAGAAGTCCTCGGGATCAGCCCTGTATCAAGAGATGAGACGCATGGACTTGCCTGTGCAGGAGTACACACCTCACCGTGGGTCGGGTGATAAGATGGCGCGTCTTAACTCTGTGGCTGACATAATACGGTCAGAGCTGTGTTGGGTTCCCGCTAAACGATGGGCAGAAGAGCTAGTAGAAGAAATAGCTGGGTTTCCGTTTATGTCTAATGATGACCAAGTTGACTCTACAGTTATGGCGTTGTTGCGTTTCAGGCAGGGTGGGTTCATACGACTACCTACCGATGTGTGGGATGATGAACCTGAAATACCACAGAGAGCGGACTATTACTAACATGCTGGCTTTATCACGCGAGTTTTGGTATCACGCCTATAGGACGCTCGCCGCGTCCCGTGGGGGTGTTCTGGGTTTCCTCCCAACCTATAGGGCACCCTCACATCGACAAAAGAACATTTATCTGCTAGAATTACAAAAGAAACACCGTAGCGAGGCCCGACATGGCAATTGAAAAAATGATGACTCCCAATGAGATTGAGTTGATGGGTGAGACCCCTGACTTAGAGGTAGAAGTCATAGCCGATGCTGATAGCGCAGTCGAAGTCGAGATGGATGACGGGTCTGTAGTCATAAACTTTGGTAGTCCCGGACTTGATGATGACCTTGATGCAGCTATGGAAGATCACAACGCGAACCTAGCTGAGGCCATTGAGGACGCGATGTTGGAGAGCATGGCCTCTGATTTGGTAGAGGACTTCGATAATGACCGCGCATCACGCAAAGAGTGGGCCACATCGTACATTAACGGCCTAGATTTGCTGGGTATGAAGGTCGAAGATCGCGCACAACCTTGGCAGGGAGCCTCTGGGGTGTACCATCCTATGCTTACCGAGGCTGTAGTACGGTTTCAAGCGCAAGCTATGAGTGAACTTATGCCTGCGGCTGGCCCTGTGAAGTCAAAAATCGTGGGTAAGATGACTCCTGAGAAATTAAAACAATCTCAGCGTGTAGAGACAGAACTTAATTACCTTATAACGGAAGAAATGCCAGACTATCGAAACGAAATGGAGCAGATGCTGTTCAAACTTCCACTGGCTGGGTCCGCATTTAAAAAAATCTATTACGATCCGATCTTAGAGCGCCCTGTATCTGTGTTTGTACCTGCCGAAGACTTTGTAGCGTCATACGGCGCGTCTAATTTGCGTACCTGCCCTCGCTATACGCACGTTATGAAGAAGACTTACGAAGAAATACGCGCATTACAGGTAAATGGGTTCTACGCAGACATAGAACTACCGGAACCAACGCGTGATATTACGGACATTGAAGAAAAATACAACGAGATGGACGGTACAGAGCCTGTTTACAGCGATGACCCACGCCACACACTGCTAGAAATGCACGTAGATATCATACTACCCGAGCCGTTTGACGATCCTGACGGTTTGGCGCTTCCATTTGTGATTACAATGGACAAATCATCACGTTCAATCCTAGCAATCCGCCGAAATTGGTACGAAGATGACAAGAAGAAGCGGAAACGCAGTCATTTCGTACATTACCCGTACCTACCGGGAATGGGCTTCTACGGTACAGGCTTGATTCACACCATAGGTGGGTTGGCAAAGTCCGCTACGTCCATCATGCGGCAGCTTATCGACGCTGGGACACTATCTAACCTACCAGCAGGGCTAAAGTCTCGTGGTATGCGGATCAAAGGGGACAATACACCCCTGATGCCCGGAGAATTTAGAGATGTTGACGTTCCGGGCGGGGCAATAAAGGACTCTATTACCTTCCTACCATACAAAGAGCCGTCACAGGTGCTGTATACCCTCCTAAACAACGTGGTTGAGGAAGGGCGGCGCATTGGCTCTGTAGGAGACATGCAAGTAGGTGATATGAACGCACAGGCTCCTGTAGGCACCACACTGGCGCTTATGGAACGGTCTATGAAGGTCATGTCAGGCGTACAAGCGCGCCTACACGCGGCTATGAAGGAAGAACTACGTATTCTGGCCCGTATTGTGCATGACTACATGCCCTCTGAGTACGCATATGAGATGGATGAGCCTGCGGATCGCGCAGCAGACTTTGATGGACGTGTAGACGTAGTACCCGTGTCTGATCCTAACGCCGCTACTATGGCGCAGCGTATTATGCAGTACCAAGCGGCCCTACAGCTATCACAACAGGCACCACAGCTATATGATCTAGGTAAGCTGCACCGCCAAATGCTTGAGGTTCTGGGCATTCCAGACGCGTCAGATATCATTAAGCTACCTGAAGATATCAAGCCTGCCGATCCTGTGTCCGAGAACATGTCTATAATGAAGCAAGAGCCTGTAAAAGCGTTCTCGTATCAAGACCACGAAGCACACATTATGACCCACATGGCGGCGCTACAAGACCCCAAGATACAGCAGATTGTAGGTCAGTCACCGTTTGCAGGGGCCATATCAGCGGCTATGCAGTCTCACGTCACAGAACATATAGCATTGCAGTATCGCAAAGAAATTGAAGCGCAGCTAGGCACAGAGCTACCTGACCAAGATGAGCCACTACCGGAGTCCGTAGAGCGCGAACTGTCTAAGGTGGTTGCACAGGCGGCAGGACAGCTACTCAAGAAGGATCAAGCCGAGGTAGCCGCAACAGAGAACGCCAAACAACAGGCTGATCCGTTAACGCAGATTCAACAAAAAGAACTCGCTATGAAAGAGCAAGAGCTGCAGCATAATATAGAAATGGATAAGGCCAAGCTACAGCTTGATATGGAGACTAAACGGGCGAATGTCGGTCTCCAAGAAGGTCGTATGGAAGCTGACAACGCTAAAGCAGCGGCTAACATACAGCTAAAAGTAGCTGAGTTGCAGACAGAAGAAGATACCACAGCTATTAAACTAGCTATGGAAGCAGCTAGAGACATAAACGATAGGGACTAAAATGACTTTAACTAAAGGCAATAAAAAGACAGTTAAGAAGGTTGTAAAGGGCTTGAAGAAAGCCTCTAAGCTACACGCTAAACAAGCTGGCACACTAAACAGAATGGTTCGTTCTTCTAGGAAGAAGGTTTAGATACGTGGAGCAGAGCATATTCCTAACGGTGTTGAACCGTATAGAGGAACAACGCAGCGCAATACGTCATCATCTAGCAGGTGGTGGTGCTACAAATGACAGAGAATACTGGAAGTTTGTAGGTGAGTATGAGGCGCTGGGCAACATAACTGAAGAGATTAAAGAAGTAGAACAACGGTATATTGATCCATAGAACTTTTAGTTGTATGGCAAAGTTACGTGGATAATCCACGCAGAGGCGCTGTGAGCCTTTAATCACTGCTAGGAGAGTAAAATGTACGCGGCGAACAAGTTGGAAGATAGCGAACTACAGGCTAAACTTCCAGAGCCTAAAGGCTTTAAAGTTTTAATTGCAGTCCCAGAACTAGATGGAAAGACAGAAGGCGGCGTTATTATGCCTGATGCTCTTAAATCTATGGAAGAGACAGCATCTATCATTGGGTTTGTTATAAAGACCGGACCCGAGGCTTACACAGACAAAGAGCGGTTCCCCAGTGGACCCTACTGTGAAGAGGGAGACTTTGTAATCTTCCGTTCCTACTCAGGCACTAGATTTAAAGTGATGGGTAAAGAGTTTCGTATTATCAATGATGACACCGTAGAAGCGGTGGTAGAAGACCCACGGGGGTATAGCAGAGCATGAGTGGCGCAGAACAAGCTGTAGAAGATACAGGCACCGTAGAAGTTAACATGGATTCGTCTGAAGACATTGTTGTAGAGATTGAAGATGATACTCCTGAAGAGGATAAAGGCCGACCACGCCGAGCTAAAGGTGAAGAGGCTGACATTCCAGAGGACGATGACTTACAACAACACAGTGAGTCAGTTCAGAAGCGGATCAAGAAGCTAAAGTTTGAGTTTCACGAAGAGCGTAGACGCAAAGAAGAAGCGGAACGTGAACGTGAGGCTGCTGTACAGTACGCGCAGAATGCTAAGAGTGAGGCTGATAACCTACGCAAAAACCTGTCTGAGGGCGAAGGTGTCCTCATTACACAAGCTAAAGCGCGTAACAGTTCTGAACTTACACAGGCTAAAGCAGCTTACAAGCAAGCGTATGATGCTGGTGACTCCGACGCGGTAGTTGAAGCTCAGTCAGCTATGGTAAAACTACAGACCGAAGCTGACCGCATTGAAAACTGGAAGCCTAGATCACCAGAAGCTCCGCAGCAACAGCAGGCACCTGCAGCAAGACCTCGCGCACCTGAACCTGACAAGAAGGCGCAAGAGTGGGTAGCTAAAAATCCTTGGTTTACCGAAGACAAGGCTATGGAGCGATACGCTATGCTTGTGCATCAGGAGCTAGTAGAGGAAGGAGTTGATTCTTCTTCTGATACATACTATAGTCGAATTGATGGTGCCATGCGGCAGCGTTATCCAGATAGGTTTGACGATGTTACCGAGGACAGAAAACCGCAACGTCAAGCTGGCTCCGTGGTGGCCCCCAGTGGTAGAAATACTGCTACATCACGCAACACGGTTAAACTGACCTCTTCTGAGGCCGCTATCGCCAAGCGACTTGGAGTACCACTAAAAGATTATGCGGCGCAAAAACTAAAGGAACTGAATAATGGCTGATCGCAAACCCCGCTCTTTGAACACCCGTGAAACAGGTGAACGTAGAAAACCGTGGAAGCGCGCATCTATGTTACCAACCCCCGAATCGCGTGACGGACTTTCGTTCCGTTGGATTCGCACATCTACCTTGGGTACAGGTGACATGACCAATGTTTCACAAAGGTTCCGAGAAGGGTATGTAGCTGTGAAAGCAGAAGACTATCCTGAGTTGCAAATTATGTCTGATATTGACTCGCGCTTTAAGGACAATATTGAAGTCGGTGGGTTATTGCTTTGTGCAATCCCTACAGAATTGCAAGAAGACCGAGAATACGGTCAGTTGGAGACTGCACAACATCAGTCCGACGCCGTAGATAGGAATTTCATGCGGGAATCCGACCCTCGTATGCCCGTAATGCCTTCTGAACGGTCTACTCGTACCTCGTTTGGCAAGTAGCTAGACTACTTGTTGTAAGTAAACTCGTAATAGAGGAGAGACTTAAATGGCTCTTACATCTACTCCATACGGTTTGCGCCCTATTAATGCGATTGGTGGGCGTCCCTTTGCGGGGTCAACTCGCCAATTACCCATTACTTCTGGGTTCAACACCGCTATCACCAACGGAGACCTTGTAGCAGTAGCTGCCAACGGCACTATTGTTAAGGTTACTGTTGTTGGCACAAACGCCAATCCGTTCCCTACTGGTACTGTTGGCATCTTCCTTGGTTGTTCGTACACTGATACTGTTCGTGGGTTTACTCAGAACAATCAGTGGCCTGCAGGTCAAGTTGCTGCCGATGCTCAGGCTTATATTTGTGATGACCCTAACGCGTTGTTCCAAATCCAAGCTGACGCTGCCGTAGCGCAAGCCCTGATGCACAGCAACTTTGCTGTTAATCAGACCGCCGGGGATACAGCCAATGGTAATTCCAGAATCTCTCTGGATGTAGCTACTGCCGCTGCCACCGCTACGATTGCTTTCAAGCTCGTAGATTTTGTTAACGCACCCGGATCAACCGTTGGTGACGCATTTACCGATGTGATTGTTAAGTTCAATCCTTCGTCTCATGCGTACACCGCTGGTCTTGGCCTGTAAGGAGATAATCAATGGCTATTTCTCGCGCACAGGCGCTAAAAGAGCTTCTTCCGGGCCTTAACGCCCTGTTTGGTTTAGAGTACGGCAAGTACGAAAACGAACATGAAGCCATCTACGAAACCGAGTCTTCGGAGCGTAGTTTTGAAGAGGAAGTAAAACTTTCAGGTTTTGGCGCTGCACCCGTCAAAAACGAAGGTGCTGCTATCTCGTATGATAACGCGCAGGAATCATTCACTGCTCGTTACAACCATGAAACTGTGGCTATGGGTTTCTCTATCACTGAAGAAGCGATGGAAGATAACCTGTACGATTCACTGTCCACCCGCTATACTAAAGCACTAGCTCGCGCTATGGCTTATACCAAGCAGGTTAAGGCAGCGGATTTGCTGAACACAGGCTTCGCCACCTTTAACTCAGGTGATGGCGTCACACTGT